CGGTTGAGAGGGTGGTGATGGATATGACGGCTGGCGAGCAGCTGGCGCAGTGGATCGAAGAGAACTTGGGTGCGGTGGTGGTTGAGCGCGACCAGAAGAATGTGGCGGCCTGCCAGGACTTCGCCCGCTTCATGGAGGCGTTAAGGATGGGGTGGTTGCGGCACACTGGGTGGCAGCCCCTCACCAGGCACGTCATGAACGCTATTGCCAGGACGTTGCCTGGCGGAGAGACAAGGTTTGCCCGGCCTACGGCCACACGCTCCCTCGACTCTGCGGTGGCGGCAGCTCAGAACATCGATGCGCTGGTGGCTGCGGCGATGGTGCATGCGGTGGCCGCGGGCGAGTTGGGCGTAGCCGACATTCCGATGGCGGCGTACGTATGAGGCTCCTGCCCGCACGGCGCCGCCAGGAGGTGCCGGTGCCGGTGGAGCGCGCAGATCCCGTCATCTCGTTCCAGGATTGGGCGAACATGTTCTACCAGGGCATCAACTACGGCCCTGGGGTGCCTACCCTGGCAGGCAACCAAGAAGCCATCGACCAGTCCTTCCAGGGGTATGTGCAGCAGGCGTACAAACGCGACGGCATCGTGTTCGCGTGCATCCTTGTCCGCCAGCTGCTGTTCGCCGAGGTACGCTTCACCTTCCGGCAACGTGTGAAGGGGAAGCCCGGAGATTTGTTCGGCACACCTGACCTGGGGCTGCTGGAGGTGCCGTGGCCGAATGCGAGTACGGCTGATTTGCTGAGCCGCATGGAGCAGGACGCGTCTCTGGCAGGGAACTTCTTTTGTGTGCGGCGGGCTGGGCCTACGTTGCGGCGGCTGCGACCTGATTGGGTGACCATTGTGCTGGACGGCGAGCAGGGAGATCCCGATAGCGCGGTGGTGGGATATCTGTTCCATCCTGGCGGCAGGTACTCGGGCCGCGACCCGTACACCTTCGACGTTAAGGATGTGGCGCACTACATGCCGGTGCCTGACCCGGAGGCGTCGTACAAGGGCATGTCGTGGCTGACGCCTGTGCTGCAAGAGATCCGTTCCGATAAGGCGGCCACCGACCACAAACTCAAGTTCTTCGAAAAGGGCGCCACGCCTTCGATGATCGGGAAGCTGAACTTGACGAACCAAGACGCTTTTGACCGGTGGGTGAAACGCTTCCGCGAGGACCACGAGGGCGAGCAGAACGCGTACAAAACGTTGTGGCTGGCCGCCGGGGCCGACGTGCAAGTGGTCGGCAAAGACCTCAGGCAGCTGGAGTTCAGGGCAACGCAGGGGGCGGGGGAGACTCGTATAGCCGCAGCTGCAGGGGTGCCTCCCGTTATTGCGGGGTTCTCTGAGGGGCTGGCGGCGGCCACGTACAGCAACTATGGGCAGGCACGGAGGCGGCTGGCTGACGGCACGATGCGGCCTATGTGGCGGGCGGCTGCGCAGGCCTTGCAGCAGCTTGTGCCGCTGCCGCCCGGTGCGGAGCTGTGGTACGACGACACCGACGTGGCCTTCATCCGAGAGGACTTGAAGGACCAGGCCGAGATCACGTTTGTGCAGGCACAGACCATCAGGCAGCTGGTGGACGGTGGGTTCGTTCCAGACACGGTGGTGCAGGCGGTGGTGGCGAACGATCTGACAAGGCTGAAGCACACCGACATGTTCAGTGTGCAGCTGCAGCCTGCTGGCACCGTGCCTCAGGGCAAGGGCTCTTTGTTGCAGGGTGTGGTGGCCCCGGCTAACGCACCGGCTAACGGCGGCCAAACCCAACCACCGAAAGGATAGGGGGCAAGCGATGGGAAACGAGGCAACGACGTCTTCGGCCTCTACCGTTCGGGCGGTGTGGACGACGGCGTACATCAACAACCTGCCCGACGGAAGCTTCTTGCACATTGAGGCGGGCGGCACGAAGGACAGCGGGGGGAAGACCACCCCGCGTTCGCTGCGGCACTTCCCGTACAAAGACGACAGCGGCAAAATCGACTTGCCGCACCTCAGGAACGCGCTATCACGCATCCCGCAGTCGAACCTCCCGGCGTCTGTGAAGGCGGCGGCCACCGCTAAGGCGCAAAGGCTGCTGGCCGGTCAAAGCTCCATGCCGAAGGACGGGCTGGTGCGTGCGCAGCCCGAAGCCCTAGAGCTACGAGAGGGCGAGGATGGGCTGGCCGGTATGCCGACCTTGGTGGGGCAGTTCGCTGTCTTCAACCAGTGGACCGAAATCAACAGCACCTTTGAGGGCCGCTTCTTGGAGCGGGTGGCGCCAGGCGCCTTCAAGAAAACGTTCCAAGAGAACAGGGCGGGCATGAAGGTGCTGTTCGACCACGGCAAAGACCAGCAGATCGGGAACAAGCCGCTAGGCCCCATCGCCGAGTTGCGCGAGACGGCCACCGGGGCCGACTACGTCGTGCCCCTCATCGACACCGCGTACAACCGCGAGCTGATCCCAGGCCTGCAAGCGGGCCTGTACGGCTCCAGCTTCCGCTTCCGTGTCATGCAAGAAGGCATTGTGGACAGTCCAGAGCGCTCGGACTACAACCCTGAGGGGTTGCCCGAGCGCACGATTAAGGAAGCCAAGGTGATGGAGTTCGGCCCCGTCACGTTCCCTGCGTACCAGGGGGCGCAGGCAGGGCTGCGGTCGCTCACAGACCGCTTCGTGCTGGCGCTCGAGGCACCAGCCGAGGAAGAAGAAGTACCGGACGAGGCCGTGCCCGACGAAGGGGACACCTCGGTACCGGACGAGGCCGTGCCCGACGAAGGGGACACCTCGGGGCAGGACGATGAGCCGGACGGAGCCGACGAAGGTCACTCCGACGAAACCGAGGCCGCCAGTGCGCACCTCGACGGCGCAACGTCGATTAGGAAGGAGACGAAGGAGAGCAACATGACGTTGGACGAACTGCGGGCACGCCACGAACAGATCGGCGTTCGCCTTACGGAGATCCACAGGGAGCACCCCGTGGGCGTCATGCCCGACGAGGCGAAGCAAGAGTGGGACGACCTGAAGGCGGAACGCACCCAGGTCGAAACCGACATCAAAGCCACCGAAGAGCGCCACGCCTTCATCGCAGAGATGGCGAAGGAGAACGGGCACAGTGTGGCGGTCGAAGAGACGACGGGGCGCAGCCGCAGCACCCGCGGCAACATCCCCGCAAACGTCTTCGACATCACCGAGTACCGCAGCTACGCCCGCAGCGTCGACGAGCTGCCCGAGCTGTACCGGCAGGGCGCCATGCGCGTCGTCGAAGGCCTGGTGTTCCAGCACCCCGACGCCGACAGGGCAAAGGTGCAGGCACACCTCGAGCGCCTCATGCTCAGCGACAACGAAGGCAGGCTGGCGCAGCGCATCCTGCTGACCGCCAACCCCGTGTACCAGAGGGGCTGGTGGAAGAAGATGGCGGGCAGCGGCCTCACGCAAGAAGAGGAGCGTGTGCTGGCCATCGGCTCGCAGGGCGGCAACTACCCCGTGCCCATCGTTCTCGACCCCACCGTCATCCTGACGCACGACGGTGTCGTGAACCCAATCCGGGACATCGCCCGCGTCGAGACCATCACCGGCAACACATGGAACGGCGTTGCCAGCACCGGCGTCACCGCGGCGTACGCTGCAGAGTCGACAGAAGCCACCGACAACAGCCCGACGCTCTCCCAGCCGGTCATGAACGTAGAGAAGGCGCAGTGCTTCGTGCCATTCTCGATCGAAGAGAACGAGGACTGGGGCGGGCTGCAAGCCCAAATCGCAGTCATGTTCCAGGAAGCCAAAGACGTGCTCGAAGGCACCCAGTTCATCACCGGGGCTGGGCACGCCAGCAACGTGCCGCAGGGTGTCATCACCGGCGCCACCGCCACCGTGGCGGCCAGCGGCACCGGCGCCTACGCGGTAGGTGACCTGTACACGCTGGAGCAGACGCTGCCGCCTAGGTACCGGGCACGGGCAACGTTCATCGCCAACAAGTACATCTGGAACAAGACGCGCCAGTTCGACACCAGCGGCGGCTCGGCCCTGTGGGCTCAGCTCCAGGCTGGCACACCGCCCGTGGTCATCGGCTACCCCATCCGGGAGTGCTCGGCGATGGCGGCCACCACCACCACCGGCACCAAGATGATCCTGATGGGCGACTTCCGCAACTACCTGGTCGTGGACCGGGCAGGGCTCAACGTCGAGTTGATCCCGCACCTGCTCGGATCGAACCGCCGCCCCCTCGGGCAGCGAGGCTTCTACGCCTGGTGGAGGAACACAGCGGGCGTGCTTGCCACCAACGCCTTCCGCATCCTGCAGGCGGGCTAGTCACGCATACGGGGCTGGGGGCGGCACGGGATGCCACGTGCCGCCCCAGGCACCACCGAAAGGAGACGCATGCCACCAAAGCCAAAGGCAAACGCAGAGCACATGTACGTGTGCATCGAGACGCACACCACAGGAGATGAGATGATCTATCAGGGCGCCCTGTACCGCGGCAGCCACTGGGCCGTAAAGGCGAACCCCGACTACTTCGACCTAGCCGAGAACAGGGTTGCCCCCGACGTGGAGCAGGCCACCGCGGCACCAGGCGAGAAGAGGGGCGAGTGACACAGAAGGTCCACAAGGTGTTCGTGAACAGCGACGAGCTGACGGCCCTGCGCAAAGTGTTCCGCACCACCCAGTCGTACCTGTGCACCATCGACGGAGACGACCCGCAGATGATCGACCAGAAACGCGAAGCGGTGTCGGCGGCGTGCGCCGAGGTGCAGGCCGCCAAGAAAGCAACCCAAGGAGGATACGAGTGAGCGTATTGGAGGCGATACGCACAAAGCCCGCAATCGGACCAATAGACATCCATCCGCCCGGCACCGTGGGCCTAGCCATAGGCGACACCACCCGCTACCCCGAGTTTTGGCTGTCGCTGATCGGCACGCAGGCGCACCTGCCCAAAGGCACACAGCTCCTCATCAACCAAGGCCTGTCGGTGGTGCTGAACTGGAACACCATCTGCCGCAAAATGACGGGCGACTGGCTATGGATGCTTGGCGACGACCACCTGTGGCCGCCCGAGCAGCTGCGCAACCTGCTGGACTGGGAAGTTGATGTGGTGGTGCCGCTGGTGTGGAAGCGCACCCCACCCTTCCAGCTGGTCATCTACAGCCACCAAGAGGCCGACGGTGGGTACGTGCCCATCGCTGCACCCGACCTGCCCGGCGAGGGGCTGGTAGAGGTGCACGCCGCCGGTACGGCAGGGATGCTGATCCGGAAGCACGTACTGGACGCCATCGGGGACCCCTGGTTCGAGACGGCAGGCGAACAGCAGAACGAAGACCTCGAGCTGTGCCGCAAAATCCGAGAGGCGGGCTTCAAGGTGCACGCCGACGTGGGGCAGTGGATGGGACACCTGACACGCACCACGCTGTGGCCCAGCCGCAACACAGACGGCGAGTGGGGACTTGATTTGGACTTCGGACAGGGACATCACATCGGCTGCTTCGAGTCCGGCATTGTGTTCGGGCGTGACGATGCGTAAGTACCGCGGCCACGCATGCTGGGTCAACGCAGACGAAGGCGTACCCGAGTCGGGCTTCTACGCGCTGGACAAGAAGGGCAGGGTGCTGGTGCAGCCGCTGCAGCGCCTGGTGGCCGTGCAGCACAGCCGCAGCGACGGGCACCACTACCGCAAAGCCAAACCAGACGAGCACTCGCCCCCCATCGGCAACGTCATCGAGTTCGACCTAGACGTGGAAGGAAAGACGGAGGTAGCCACCCCATGAAGAGGCACAAGCTGAATTCGAAGGTCAGCAACCGGAAACGAGGCTGGTTCAAGCAGCAGAAGCGAGGCAGCTGGTCTAAGCGGCCAAGCAAAGGCCACCACACAGGATGAAAGGAGCACGCAGATGGAAGCTGTGACGTTCCGGCCGGTAGTGCTCAGCGTCGCCCGCTGGCACGTCGCACCGGCAGGCGAGCTGTGCAGGGAGTGGGTGGCAGACGAGCTGCCCCGCCGTTACCGCAAGCTCTACGACCGCATCCTGCTCATGGCGTCAGGCAAAAGCGCGTACCTGTCAGAGAAGGTCAAGAACGAGGTGTTGGGGGCGGTGGCGTACGGCGCCCCCGCCAACGTGTACTTCGCCCTGTGGACGACGGCGGCCGCCACCGACATGGACGGGTACAACGGCGGCACGGCCGGTGAGGTGAGCGGCGGCAGCTACGACCGCGTCAACAAAACGAACAACACAACGAACTTCGCCAGCATTGTTGGTGACGCTGCCAAGGTGAACAGCAACGCCATCACCTTCCCCACCGCGACCGCAGATTGGAACAGCGGCAGCACCATCCCGCAGATGGGCGTGTTCGACGCCAACGCCAAAACCTCTGGAGACAACCTTCTGATCTGGGGCGACCACACCACCGCTAAGAGCGTCCTGAACGGCGACACCGCCCAGTACAACACCTCGGCTGTGAGCTGGACGGAGGAATGACCCGAAGGCAACAGGTAGCAGCGGGCGTAGGCGTTGCCGCCGCCCTTGTCGTCGGCGGTGTGCTCGGAGGTGTAGCCGCCACCACCAACACCTTCGGGGGCGGTGCAGCGGCGCCAACCACAGCCGCGGTAGCCAACGCCCTGTACATGGCGCCCACCGGCAACGACGGCAACGCAGGCACCAGCACAGCGCCCTTCCTGACGATGGACAAGTGCTACCAGGCGGCTAGCCTTGGAGACACCTGCTACCTGAAGACGGGCGCGTACACCAACCAGCTGTTCGCCTATGCGCACCGCAAAGCCTACGACGGGCACCACTGCCACCTGGCAGCCACCTTCTACGAAGGCGCAGGCAACTTCTCGCAGCAGACACAAGACCTAACCGACTGCATCCAGTTCACGCCAGAGCCCGGAGCCAACGTCACAGTCAACGGCAACGTGACCATCAACGTGCCGTACGTGTGGCTAAACGGCCTCACCTTCTCGCTGGCCCCACCCAACGGGCAACTAGCCATCCAGAACTACTCGGGCACCAGCGGGTGCGCTGTAAACCCGAACCCGTATACCGACATCGTGATCCAAAACAACAGCTTGGCGCACTTCTTCGTTAACTCGGTGCAGTACCTGAGCATGCAAGGCAACACCTTCGACGGCTCGCAGTACACCGGCACCAACCCTGTCTCGAACGCTGTGCAGCCTGGGTGTGGAAGTCAGGGCACCGGCGAGGACGGCGGCACCATGTACCACATGCTCTTCGCCAACAACACCGTGACGCATGTCTTCTATACAGCGGCGGGGCAGCACATCGAAGGCATCCACTGGTGGTCGTCAGATCACGTCGACATTGACGGGAACAAACTCCTGGACGTGTGCCAGCTGGGTATCTCGATGCAGGGCGACTCCGATGTAGAGAAGAACGTGCTGATCCAGAACAACATTTTCGGTGTCCTGTGCGTATCGCCGAACAACTTGCCTAACGGCTCCAACCACGTCCTTGCGATCAGCGGGCAGTCAACCTTCCATGCAGACGACCACTTCATGGTGCGGTTCAACTCGTGCCCATACAACGACTACTGCCCCACCCTGTACGGCGCCGACGCCTGGCCCGACTTCAAGATCACCGCGAACATCATGGGCGCCACGGGCGGGGCCTGCGGAGGCGACCAAGGACGCGGCGGCGTCTTCGACTACAACTTCTTCTTCAACAATGGTGGGCAGACCTGCGGCAGCAACTCTAAGTCGAACACGTGTGCGGCGGTCAGCTGCGTCTACGCGGACGCACCCAACAACGACTACAGCATCCAGGCGGGGCTTGCGCCCACACCCATAGACATGGTGTCGGCCTCGGTGCCTGGCGGGTGCCCCCCTGACATCAACGGTACGCCTAGGCCCGTTGGCGCGAACTGCGATGCCGGGGCAGTAGAGCGTGGTGGGGGCCCCTTCCCTCCCCGCCCCCCCCCCCCCCCCCCCCCCCCCCTGCCACCCCCCCCGCCCCCCCCCA